TGAATTCTAGTATAAATAGTATTATAATAATAAAAGGGTTTTTAATATGACTAGAAAATTACTAACAAATTTCAATTCCAAACCATACTATGATGATTTTGATGAAAATAAAGATTTTCTTAGAGTTCTTTTTAAACCTGGAACAGCTTTACAAGCTAGAGAATTAACACAACTTCAAACTATATTAAGTGAACAGATTCATAGATTCGGTAATCACATTTTTAAAGACGGTTCTGGTATACTAGACGGTTCCTTTAATGTAGATGTTAATGTAAAATATATAAAATTAAATGACCAACAAAATGGTGTTGAAATTTCTAGCTATTTGGAAGAGTTGGAAGGTAAACTCCTAGTCAGTAGTGGAAACTACCCTGTTAAATTTAGAGTTAGAAAAGTTATAAAGAAGACTTCATCCGAACCAAATTTAATCATAGGCGTTTATGAATCGGGTGGCGATGAAATAGACCCAGCTGGAAATCAAGAATTAAGTACTCAATATGAATTAGGTTCTCTTACTAGAACAATAACTACAGCAACCCCAGTACCTAATACCGAAATTTCCGGCCCATCTTCAATAGCTTCAGTTAATGAAGGGATTTTTTATATTTCAGGATTCTTTCATAAGGTTGATAGTCAGACAATAGTCCTAGATCAATATTCAAACACCCCTACTTATAGAATAGGTTTAGAAGTAGAGGAAAGCGTTGTTACAACATCTGATGACATCTCTCTTTTCGACAATGCTCAAAGTTCAACAAACTTCTCAGCTCCAGGATCTGATAGATTTAAAATTGAACTATTATTGAAAAAGAATCAATTAGATTCTTCTGAAGGTAATATTATAACAAATAACGCTTCCTGTGAATTTTATGAATTCGTAAGAGTTAGAGATGGTCAAAAAGTCGATCAAATAAAAAATGCTCAATATTCTTATCTAGGTGAAGAATTAGCTAGAAGAACATATGACACTAACGGAGATTTTGTTGTAAGAGCTTTTACATTAGATGTTGATTTAGATCCTAACGATGATACAAAATTACTCGGAACTTTAGATACAGGTAAAGCTTATGTTAAAGGTTATGAGATCGAAACAATATCCCCTATAAAAATCCCTATAGATAAAGGAAGGGATACTAATCAAGTTTTGGAGGAAAATGTAAATACGTTTATAGGAAATTATGTTTACGTAGATTTTCCTGCATCACTTAGCGGTGAAGTCTTACCAGACGTATCACAAAATCAAAAGTTGGATGTTTATGATAGCACTTCAACTAAAATCGGTTCATGTAGAATAAAACAGTTAAATTATGAATCTTCCGATAAATATAGATTATCTTTTTTTGATTTACAGTTGGATTCATCTTTAAGTCCTTTGAGAACTTCAAAAGATATAGTTTCCTTTAGGAATGTTTCAGGTTCTAATGATATATTTGTAGTTTCTGACGAATCTAGAGATCCTAATACAAGTCCAGTTGTTACAGTAGTTTCACAACAAGAAAGAAGTCCACTTATATTTGATATTTCTAGGTCTTCTGTTAAGTCCGTTTCTGATGTTTCTTTTTTCTATAATAAACTTATAGATACTCAAGCTATATATGACGGTTCTAGTAATTCTACTATTGATATAACGTTACCCACTTCAAGCGGTGACGAATTTTTATTATCCCCAAACGCTTTAAGCTACCCTTTAGAATTGTTAAAGTCAAATTTTATCATTCTTAATAAAAATACTGGAGAGAATTATGGTAATTTTGATGTAACTATATCCAGTTCAACAACAGCTACAATTTCAATTTCTGGGGATTTATCGAGCGAATTTTTAAATGTTTATTTTAAAGTACAGTCAAATGCTGGAAGTTTTAGAACTAAAACAAAACAATCTCACACTTATGTTATTGACTTAAGTAAACAAACAAGCCTTGACGGTATGAAGTCTATCGGAACGAAAGTTTCTATTGAAGGTTATTCCGATATTATAAAAATAGTTTCTATTATTGGAGATGATGGAGTAACTGATATAAAAGATAGGTATGAATTTGATAACGGTCAAACTGATACTTTTTACGATTTTGGTTCTTTAAAATTAAAATCTGGAGTTACTGTACCTCAAGATGACAGTTTTTCAGTTACATTCGAATATTTTCAACATAGCGGTGTTGGTTATTTTTCAAAAGATTCCTACCCAAGCGATTATTTAGATTTCCCAGTTTACTTTTCTAAAAATACAGGTAAATCTTATAGTTTATTTGATACTATTGACTTCAGACCTAATAGATTATCTTCAGATGTTATTAGCGGTGGTAGAGTTCCTTATGGAGCAGCTTCCGATTTTCTAGAAGTTAGTTATGAGTATTATTTACCAAGAATTGATAAAATTATTTTGACTAAGGATAAAGATTTTAGAGTTATTAAAGGGGTTTCTTCAAACTCCCCGAAAACTCCACCAGATGATCCTAATGCAATGTCTTTATATATAGTAACGGTTCCCCCTTACACTTATAGTGATAATGATGTTAAAATTATACCTATTCACAATAGAAGATATACTATGAAAGATATCGGAATATTGGATAGGAGAATAGAGGAACTTCAAGCTAGATCAAATTTGAGACTTCTACAAGAAAGAACAAAGAACACTCAAATAAGAAATACTGGCGGTGTCGATATATTTAAAAACGGTATCCTAATAGATGATTTTTCTGGACATGCTGTTGGCGATGTTTCTTCATCAGATTATAGATGTTCTATAGATTTTGATACTCAAGAACTTAGATCATCATTCTATAGCGATTCTCATGACGTTGAGTTTGATTTAACAAACTCAACAAATATCGTTAAAAGCGGTTCTCTTTTATTATTGAACCATACTGAAATTGAACATCAAGTTCAACCATTAGCTAGTAAATCTATAAATTTAAACCCTCATAAAATGACATATTGGTTTGGTGAAATAAAAATGAACCCTTCATCAGATATGTGGTTTAATCAAAATTTAAAACCTAGAGTTAATATAAATGACGCTGGAGAAAATGATGCTTGGCAAAATTTATCATTAAGCGTATCTACAGAATTGGCTAAAGGTTTTGGAACTCAATGGAACGATTGGGAAGAACTTTGGACAGGTAAAGAAAATTTTATATCAAACGAAGAAGTTAATCCGGAATCGTTAGTTACTTCTAATATAGCTAGAGTTCAAAATAAGGAAACTCAAAATTATGTTTTTGATGTTGTAGATAGGATAGGTTCTGTTAGTTCGGGTTTACCGAATAGAATGGAAAAAGATATGACGAATAAAAAGGTTGACAATAGTGTCGTTCCTTTTATGAGAAGTGACGAGATAATTTTTGTTGCAACTAATCTTAAACCTAATACTGTATTTTATCCATTTTTTGATGGAACCTCTATAAGTTCTTCCGATATTGAATTCTGTTTAAAATTAACTCTTTCTGAACCCTCTAAAGCTTTTAATGACGGTATATACGATGGTGAAATTATATCAAGCACTAACGGTTCAGCTAAAGTTGTTAAAAATTCTAATGACGGTAGTGGTGAATTATTTATTAAAATGATTTCTGGATCTTTAAGTATAGGGGAATCAATAATAGGTAGCGATTCTCTAACCCAGACAGTAATAACAAATATAGAAACTCCAACACAATTAAAGTCAGATAGTACTGGTCAACTTTGCGGAGTTTTTAATTTACCTAGTGAAGAGTCTAATAAATTTAGAACTGGTCAGAGATTATTTAGACTGATTGACAATAGTTCTAATGATTTGAATAGTTCAGAATCTTTAGCTGAAGTAATTTACAGTTCACAGGGTTTAATGGATGATCCAGAAAATCATATTGTTTCAACTAGAACTCCTTTAACAAAAAGGTCTAACATATGTGATATATTATCTATATCTAAAGATGTTTTTTCTAGAGAATTGAACACTTTAAATAGATGTTTAGATTGGAAAGATCCACTTTCTCAAACTTTTATAATTGATTCAGCTTCTAATAGGAATGGAATATTCTTAAAATCTATTGATTTATATTTCAAAACCAAAGATGAAACGCTACCTGTAATGATTGAAATTAGACCTACTATAAACGGTTATCCCTCAACATCAACTGTAGTTCCTTTCTCTGAGGTAATATTGAATCCAAGTCAAATTTCTATTTCTAATGGCCCTGATCCATTATCTCAAACTAATACTAGATTTAATTTCGATTCACCTGTGTACTTATCTCCTGGAGAGTATGCTATAATAATTAAAACTAACAGTAGTCAATACGAAATATGGAGCGGTGTTGTCGGGGAAACAGTTCTTAATTCTGACGGTTCATATAATATATTAAATGAGAAAGTTACTAAACAACCTCTAACCGGAAGTCTATACTCTTCTCACAATTCAGGAACTTGGGAACAGCTTTATAACGAATCTATAATGTTCAAGTTGAATAAATGTAAGTTTGATTATTCTGTAGATTCTCTAATCTCTATGAATGTTAAACAACCTACAACCCCTGAAGATTTTAGTTTATTTAAGTTTAATACTTCAATATTGAAGAATTTTTCAAATATTATTAATCCGAATTTTTATTATAAAATCGGAAACGATAACTGGGTTGAGTTTCATGAAAATAGAAATATAGAGTTAGACGAGGTTAAACAATTAAGTTCGACTTCCGAAATTAAATTGAAAGCTAATATCCCATCTCAAATTAATGTTGATGAAAACGTATCCCCTGTTATTGATTTAGAAAGACTGAGTTTTATAACGGTTGATAATATAATTGATAACGTTGAGTATGATATTTCAGATATTAATATTCAAGATGGAGGGTTAGGATATACTCAAGGTGATATTTTAAAATTAATTGAAAAAGTTGATGGAGTCGTAAATAATAATAAATTTTCAAGTTTTACAATTTCTGTTGATTCGAACGGTACAATAATTGGTCTAACGCCTCTAGTTATTTCTAAAAATATGGTGAACGATGTAGAGGTTGAAATCAAAGATGCTGCTGGTTTAGATTCAACAGGTTCTGGACACGCTATAGTTGTAGATAGTGAAACGTCACCTTCAGGAAGTATAGCTGATTCAGTATATATTTCTAAAAGAGTTAATTTAAAATCCCCTTACGAATCGAAAGATTTGAGAGTTTATCTAGACCTTTATAAGCCTTCAAATACTGAAGTTTATGTTTATTATAAAGTTGCTAGTACAAACGATTCTACAATATTTGAAGATAGAAAATGGTATCTAATGTCTCAAGTTACACCTCAATATGTAATTTCAGAATATAATAACGATTATAGAGAGTTTGTTTTCTCAACTAATGGCGGAGTTAAGTTAGTTGAAGACGGAACTTTAGATAATTTTAATATATATTCAATAAAAATAGTTTTATCTTCTAGTGACAAATCTAAAACTCCAAAAGTTAGAAATCTTAGAGCGATTGCCTTACAAGAAACTGCTGGTATATAAATATAAGTGATGCGGAACATATTGATTCCTTTAATTGTTTAAAAGAAGACACTCTTATATTTTTCATGTTTTATTTTTAACACTTTAAGAGGTTTTTCATTCTATTAATTTCTAAAGGATAGATTTGATTCGCATAAGGAACGACAAAGCATTGTATGGCTACCAATATACTTTTACAAATCGTTCGGGTCTGGTAGGACTAAAGCGGAAATAGTTTTGAGGTTTCGCCAATTTTTGTTTTTATAAAGGAGTGGGTATGGCTAACCCTACAAATAGAGAAGAACTTAAACAGTTTTGTTTGAGAAAACTTGGCAAACCTGTAATAGAGATAAATGTCGCTGATGAACAGTTAGAAGATAGAATTGATGATGCCCTAAAGATGTATCACGATTTTCACTATGATGGTATAGAACGAGTTATTATTCAACACCAATTAACACAAACCGATATAGATAACAAATATATCACGATGAGTGATTCTGTTATTTCTATTGAGAGGATCTTAGACCTTAACACTGGAAGTTCTAGTGAAATCCTTTTCGATGCTGAATATCATATGAATTGGGATACTTTATATTCTTTTAATTCCACTCCCGCTAGTTTGCAACATTATGTAGCTACAAAAGAAAATGTGAATTTAATAAATGAACTGTTAAACGGTAAAAAACCTTTAAGGTATAGAAGACACACCGACAAACTTCATATTGATATGGATTGGTCTGATATAAGTGTTGATGATTATATTGTTATTCAAGCTTATCAGATAATAGATCCAGCTTCATACACACAAGTTTGGGCTGATAGGTGGTTAAGAGATTATACAACCGAATTGTTTAGAGAACAGTGGGGTCATAATCTTAGTAAATATTCTGGCGTACAAATGCCAGGAGGCGTTACATTTAACGGTAGCGAAATCTTATCAGAAGCTCAAACAAGACTAAGAGAGCTTGAGGAAGAGTTGAGAAACACTTACGAAGAGCCGCCAACTTTTTATATGGGGTAATCATGGCAACTAATCCTTATTTCAATAAAAACTATTCTTCACAATCAGAACAAGATCTGTATGACGACTTAATGGAAGAGTCGATCAAGATTCACGGTATTGATGTTAGTTATTTGCCAAGAGAGATTCAAAAAATAGATTCACTTTTCAAAGATGTTGAAGTTTCTCAGTTTACAGCAACTCATGATATTGAAATGTTTGTTGATAGTATTGAGCAGTTTGGTGGTGAGGGTGATTTCTTATCTAAGTTCGGTTTGGAGATTCGTGATACCTTAGAACTTACTGTAATGGTGAATAGATTTGAAACTCTGGGTATAGGAAGACCGAAAGAGGGTGACTTGATCTTCTTTCCTTTCAATAAGCAACTCTTTGAAGTTATGTTTGTTGAAGATGAGCAAATATTCTACACTCTTGGTAAAAAGTTTGTGTATAGGTTGAAGTTAGAACTCTTTGAATATTCCAATCAGATGATTAACACTGGTATTGAAGACATTGACAACATTCAATATAAGAATGCTTACTCTATTGAACTAACAACTACAAACGGAACAGGCGATTATGTTGTAGGCGAGAATGTCGTTCAAGGAACTAATGCAAAAGGAAGAGTTGCTTCATGGGAAAATAACACTTTGGAACTTATTGATGTTGTTGGTAAGTTTGTTGAAGGCGTAAATGTAGTCGGTGATGGTGGCGCATCTTATGAGATAGATTTACCAGACAATTACGAAGATGTTGAACTTGATATACCAAACGATCCATTATCTGACAATATCGACTACGAAAAAGAAGCAGACAAAGTGATTGACTTTTCAGAAAATAATCCTTTCTCTGAAGAAGATTTGTAGCAAGTATTATAAATATATTTGTTATGGCTCTATATAATGAATATTTTTACCACAAAACTATTTTCAAAAGTGTTGCTACTTTTGGAACTCTCTTCAACGATATAACCGTAAAACGGAAAACTTCAGACGGTAATACTGTAAAAGAGTTGAAAGTTCCTTTATCTTATGCCCCAAGAAGTAAATTCCTTTCTAAAATTCAAGCTCAGAACGCTGACGGTACAGTAAATAAAAATGTAGCAATCACTCTCCCTAGATTAAGTTTTGAAATGTCTGACTTTAATTATGATTCACAAAGAAAACTTAACAGTTTAGGCGTTCGATATAATACAACAGAAACTGGTTCTGAAAAATCCATGTACAATCCAGTTCCTTATAATATTGGATTTTCCTTAAACGTCTATGTAGAACATTTTGATGAAGGTTTACAAATAATAGAACAGATTGTTCCCTTTTTCAGCCCTTATCTAAACATCCCATCTAAACTCGTTTATGATGATATGGGGATCGTTGATGATGTCCCTGTACTACTAAATAACGTCTCCTTAGAGGAGAGTTATGAGGGTCAGTTTGAAGATAAGAGGGTTATTATGTGGAACCTGAGTTTCACCCTTAAAACGAATATATTCAAACCTATCAAAGAGTCTGATTTGATACGACAAGTTGAGACTAATATTATTTCAACTCCAACAGGAGATTCTGGTGAAGTGACCTCTCAAGAAAAACAACAAGCACAAGAATCTGGTTCCAAATCAAAATCTGTAACCAAACCAGGACTTACAGATCAAGGTGAACCTACAACAAAAGAGTCTGAATCTGTTCCAAAGGAAGATATAGATTCTGACGATAACTACGGATTCATTGACGACTTTCTAGAAGGTATCTAATGTCAAAAGATTTTAAAGACATAGAAGAAGTGTTGGATATACTACCAGAAGAAGATTCTGAAATAAAAGACTTGACAGAAGTTGAAGAAGGTAGTATAATAGAAATTCAAGATGAAAAAGATGAGTTTTCCGAGGAAATGCAAGATAGTCGAAGAAAAGACTATAAGTTTGCAAGAAAGAATCTTAAAAATGCGATGGAGATAGGGAATGAAGCTTTAGAAGATTTAATAGAGATTGCGAAGACTTCTCAACAACCAAGGGCGTATGAAGTGATAGCAACTCTTGTAAAGAACGTTTCTGACGCTTCCGATAAACTGATGGATGTGAACAAGAAACTTCATGAGATTGAAATCATCGCAGAACCAGAGAAGAACTTAAAAAATATGGATAAACTTGAGCTGAATCAACAGAACAACACATATTATGTTGGTTCAACAGCTGACTTACAAGAACTTATCAATAATACTATGTCAGATAAAACTTTGATAGAAGTCGAAAAAGATGATGAGGATGAATAGATGCCAACTTATGAATATGAATGTAAAAATTGCGGTCATAGATTCGAAAAAATACAAAGCATAAATGACGAACCTCTTAAAACTTGTGTTAAATGCGAGAAGAAGACTTTGAAAAAATTGTTCCACACTTCTGGGATAATATTCAAAGGTTCTGGTTTCTATACAACAGATTATAAGAAAAAGGGTAAGTAATGGAAACCTCTGAACAAGATATAGAACATTTTCAAGGAAACCCTCTTGTTAAAAAAGTTGGAGCGCAAATCCAATTTACTAAAGAGCAGATCGAAGAGTATGTTAAATGTTCTAAAGACCCTTTCTATTTTATCGAAAAATATATGAAGATCGTCACGATTGACTCTGGCGTTCAAGTCATTAAACTCTACGATTTTCAAAGAGAGATGATTAATAAATTTGTAAATGAGAAGTTCATCTTAGCTAAATGCGCTAGACAGTCTGGTAAAACTATTGGAGTTGAATCTTTTATTCTCTGGTCTATTTTATTCAAGGATAACTATCGTGTAGGTATGTTTGCGAATAAGTTTGACACATCAAAAAAGATTCTAAAAGAAATAAAGTATTCATATGAACAACTTCCTATGTGGTTACAACAAGGAGTTATCACTTGGAATAAACATAGTATAGAACTTGAAAATGGCTCTTCAATCACTTCATCTTCAACTTCTGGCGATGCAGGACGCTCAAGGACTTACAATTTAGTATTCTTGGATGAGTTTGCCTTTGTCCCAGATTACGTTGCCGCTGATTTTTTTACTGCGGTATATCCAACGATATCTTCTGGTAAGAACACAAAAGTTATTATCATCTCAACACCAAACGGATTAAACTTCTTTTATAGGATGTGGGTGGAGGCACAAGAAGGTAGATCAAACTACAAACTTTTTGAAGCGAACTGGAGAGCAGTTCCAAGTAGAGATGAAGCTTGGGCAGATGAAACTCTTGCCAATGTCGGAGAGAAGGCATTCCAACAAGAGTATGAATGTGACTTTTTAGGTTCGTCAAATACTTTGATATCAACAACAAAGATTAAAGAAATGGTATGGAAAAAACCTATTAAAAGATATCAAGGGGGTTTAGCGATCTATGAAGAACCTAAACCAAGGAATCAATATATTGTTACTGTAGACGTTTCTAGAGGTATAGGGAAGGATTATTCAGCATTCACAGTAATAAATGTATCAGATTTCCCATATAAGGTTGTAGCGAAATATCAGAATAATGAAATATCCCCTATGGTTTTTCCGAATACAATATATGAAACTGCAACTCATTTCAATCAAGCAATGGTTTTAGTTGAAGTTAATGACATAGGAGAGCAGGTTGGTGCGATACTATATAACGATTTAGAATATGAAGATTTAATTATGACCGAACATGGCGGAAGAAATGGACAAAGAATATCTTCTGGTTTTGGTGGTAATGTTTACTATGGCGTCAGAATGACTGGTAATGTAAAAAAGATCGGAATGGCTAACCTGAAAACTATGATAGAATCAGATAAACTATTGATTCACGATGTTGACATTATTACTGAACTTTCGACTTTTGTACAAAAAAGAAATAGTTATGAGGCAGAAGAAGGGTATAATGATGACTTAGTTATGTGTCTCGTAATCTTTGGTTGGGTTTCGAATCAAGAATATTTCAAAGAACTTACAAATTCAGATATTAGAAAGAAATTGGAAAAGGAAAGAGAGCATGAGATAATGGAATCAACTTTACCTCCTGGATTTGTTATAAATGGCGAGGAGGAAGAGTCTTTTACCGATTCTGAAGGAACTGTCTGGTTCGTTGTTCGTTGAATTTTTGAAAAAATACCTTTTTATAAATATTGTTGAATAAAGAATATATTTTTATTTGTTTATAAAAGGAGAAAAATATGGCATCACTATTAAGCCCAGGAGTCATATCGAGAGAAATAGATTTGACAACAGTTACACCAGCTGTTGCATCCACTGAAGGTGGAATCGCTATGCATGCTCAGTGGGGTCCGCTCGAAAAATTAGTATTAATTACAGATGAATTAGACTTAGTTGACGTTTTTGGTAAACCAAATAATAAGAATGCTTCTAATTGGTTCACAGCAAAGAATTTTTTATCTTATTCTGGAGCTTTATATGTTTCTAGAGCTATTGATACTCAGACTGCTTTAAATTCTACGAACGGAAGTGCTGGAAAACTTATTAAAAATTTAGACCATTTTGAAACGTTAGTTTATAATGATGGAGAATGGGCAGCTAAATATCCAGGAGAAATCGGTAACAGCTTAAAAGTTAGTTTAGCTGACAGTTCAACTTTTGATGGTTGGACGTATAAGTCTCTGTTTTCAGAAAAACCTGATTTAGATGGAATACATCTAGTCGTAGTTGATGAAGACGGTTTATTTTCTGGTGTAAAAGATACCGTTTTAGAAAAATTTGAGTTTTTATCTAAATTTTCTGACGGTAAATCTGAAGATGGTTCTTCAACATATTATCAAAAAGTTATTAACGAAACGTCTGAATATATTTATAATTTAGATCATTATTCTGAAATGACAGGTTGGGGGAAAACCTCTGATGAATATTTAACATTTCATGAAGTAACAGGCGAAGCTTCTCATAAAGATAATACTAAGATTGATAAAATAATGTTATCATTTTTACCTGATCAATCAGATCCAACTGCTCCTTTGACATATGAAACTTACACTTTAGATTTAGGTGAAATTGGAGTAACTTACTATCCAATAACATTATCTATAGATGTAGCAAATAATAAATGGAATAATGTAGACTTTATAGTTGGTGAACAGATTCAGCATTATGACGGAGTAGTTACAGCTAGCACTGGTACTGTTTATTCTTGGGATAATACGACCGGAATACTTAAACTCATAGACATCGGAAATAGCGATTTTTCAGACGTAGATAGTGCGATTGCTGATGAAATTAGAGGCGTAACAAGCGGTGCTGTTGCAGAGGCTGTTAGTTTTGGAGATCCTAACACCGTTGATGGGTTAGCTACTGAGTTAATACCTCATCAGAGTACCGACTTTACAGTTGGTCAGAACGTTACCCAAACAGTAAACGGTGTTACAGTTACAGGTGAAGTTACAGGTTGGGATCACGCTCAAGGTAAATTAGACGTTTTATCTGAAGATGCCTTTGTAGCTAATTATGATTTAAATGATGGCGGAACTCAAGTTCAGAAATTATACCAAGTGAACACTGTTTCTATGAATACAGATCCAGTTGAAACTTCTATTAATGTTGTAACTGAACATTCATTACAACACGGTAATGACGGCGCAATCGCTGAATCCAATAGAGTGACAGCTTTAGGTCTTTTTGAAGATGATGAATTAGTTGATATATCTTTTTTATTAGCTGGGGAAGCTACAGATTCTTCCGTTATTGACGAAATTTTTAGTATTGTATCTTCGAGACAAGATTGTTTAGGTGTTATTTCACCTAAGAAATCGGATTGTGTGAATGCTATTAACCCTTCAACTAATGTAAAGACTTTCAGAGAGGGTTTAAATGTTGGTGGCTTGAAAGACCTAAAAGGTAGTTTCATGGTTATGGACGATAACTGGAAATATCAATATGATAAGTATAATGACGTAAATAGATGGGTTCCTTGCAACGGCGATACAGCAGGGCTAATGGCAGAAACTGATTTAGAAAGAGCTGCTTGGTTCAGTCCAGGAGGTCGAAGTTTGAAAAACGTAATCAAACTTGCTTGGAAGTCTAAAAAAGCTGAAAGGGACGTTCTATACCCTTTAGGTATAAACTCAATCACAACATTTCCTGGTGAAGGGGCAATTCTATATGGGGACAGAACTATGTTGAAAAGACCTTCTGCCTTTGATAGAATTAACGTTAGAAGATTGTTTATTGTTCTAAGGAAAACAATTTCTAGAACTGCTAGATCCTTCTTGTTCGAACAAAATACTCCTTTCACTAGAGAAAGGTTTAAGAGTACAGTTGTTCCATTCTTAGAAGAAGTTCAAGGGAGACAGGGCATCACTGACTTCTTAGTAGTTTGTGATGATACTAATAATACAGGTCAAGTAATAGATCAAAATAGATTTATAGGTGACATTTACATTAAACCAACTAGAAGCGTAAACTTCATTGAACTAAATTTTGTGGCTGTTAGAACAGACGTGGAATTCAGTGAAGTCGTTGGTTCGGTATAAGATAGGAGAAAAAAATGGCTTATTCAATACAGAATATTAAATCAAATTTAGTTGGCGGTGGCGCAAGAGCTTGTTTATTTGTAGTTTCATTTGGCTATCCGGCAATAGGCGAAACTTCTGGTAGAAAATTAGAATTCTTGTGTAAAGCTTCTCAAATACCTCAATCTACAATTAATAAATTGGAGGTTGATTACATGGGGAGAAAAGTTAAAGTTGCTGGAGTGAGGCCTGAATTTGAAGATTGGACTGTTACTATTATTAATGATGAAGATTTCGCTATCAGAAATGATTTAGAAAAGTGGATGAATTATATGAACGGTCATATTGATAATCAACAAAGAGTTTCTCCTGAAGATTATAAAAAGGACGGTTATGTAACTCAATTATCGAAAGATGGAAGCGAGTTAAGGAAATACACTTTCAAAGGTATTTTCCCAACAACTATTGCTCCTATTGAATTATCTTGGGATTCCGAAGACCTTGAAGAATTCGAAGTAACTTTTTCTGTTGATTGGTGGGAAGCTAGCGGTATCAATTATCCTAAAGGCGATAACGGAACTGGTAACGCTTAATTAGAAAGTTAAATAACTATAAAGAAGGGTTCTACTAAATAATAGTGGAACTCTTTTTTTATATATTGGAGAATGTAATGCCAAAGTTTCTAGGTTATGAATTCGATTTATTTGGTTTTTTAAAAACAGATGAAAAACCAGTAGCACCTATCCTAAACGAACCGAATGATGATGGTTCTAAAATTGTTGAAATATCACAAGATAAAGACGGAGCAGGTGTATTTTTTACATCGGGAACTACGTTAAACTATGATAGCTCTTTTCAAGACGAAAAAGATTTAATTAAAAGGTATAGAAGTATGGCTTTTCAACCTGAAGTTGATGAGGCTATAAATGATATTGTCGTTGACTCTATTGTTGCGGATGAAAGGGAAGATACCGTAAAAGTAGACCTTCAAAGGACTTCTTGGTCTAAAGGGATTCAAAAGAAGGTAGCTGACGAATTCTCAAATGTTCTAGACGTTTTAGAGTTTAGGGGAAAAGGTTTTGAGATGTTCAAGTCTTGGTATATCGACGGAAGAATATTTTATCAAAAAGTTCCTCATAAAGATAAAAAGAAAGGTCTACATTCAGTAAAAAGATTAGATTCACTAAACATAAAGAAAGTGAAAGAGATTACAAAGAAGACTGACGAGAAGTCAGGCGTTGAATATATTACAGGCGTTAAAGAGTATTATGTCTATAATAAACAAGCAAATTACCACCCAGGATATACTTCCATGAAAGGTAATGTAACTTCAAGCATTAAAATACCTGTAGATAATATTGCTTATGCTAATTCCGGTTTATTTGATAGCGAGAAGGAACAAGTCTTATCGCACTTACATAAAGCTATGAAGACGTTGAACCAACTTTTAATGCTAGAAGATAGTGTTGTAATATATCGCATCTCTAGAGCTCCTGAAAGGCGTGTATTCTATATTGATGTGGGTAATCTTCCTAGAACGAAAGCAGAACAGTATCTTCAAGATATTATGAGAAGATTTAGGAATAAATTGGTATACGATTCGTCAACAGGTGAAGTTCGTGACGATAGAAAATTTACAACCATGACTGAAGATTACTGGCTACCTAGAAGAGAGGGTAAAACGGGAACATCAATTGAAACTTTACCAGCTGGTCAGAATCTTGGTGAAATGGAAGATGTTGAATACTTTAAGAAAAAACTTTATAAATCACTAAACATTCCAACTTCGAGATTAGAGCAAGAAACTGCTTTTAATATGGGTAGGAGCGGAGAAATAACTAGAGATGAAGTGAAGTTTGCAAAGTTTATTGATAGATTAAGAAGAAGATTTTCCGAAATATTTTATGACCTTTTGTCTACACAATTAATTATGAAAGGTGTGATGACTAAGGAAGAGTGGGATGAGAATAAAGATAGAATTGAGTTTATCTATTCTAACAACTCTTATTTTTCTGAACTAAAGAGTATGGAACTTTTAAGAGAAAGGTTCACTTTAGCAACTGAAGCTGAATCATATATCGGAGAATACCTTTCCCGTAAGTGGATGTATAATAATGTTTTCAAGTTTAGCGATGCCGAAATTTCTGCGATGAAGAAAGAGATCGAAAAAGAGCAAGATGTTGGTGAAATTACACCAGATGATTTCGGGAATGCTGGTTCTGATTTATCTTCCGGAAGTTCTTCTTCAAACTCACAGCAAAATCAGTTCCCCCAACCTGCATCTGATTCCGAATCAAACGAACAAATCGTTTTAGATGATAATGATATTGTTTCTAATTTTTCAGAAGCTAATAACATCAGCACTAAAACTGTTTCTCAACTTCTAGAGAAGTTTTCGAAAGTGGAAGATGAATAGTGTTAAACTTCAAAATAGATATTGATAAAGATTTATTAGAAGAAAAGATAAATAATTCTTTTAGAAAGTTTTTCAATATTCAAAATTTCTCGGTACAACTAAAAGAAGAGGTTGATGATTTAAATTGGCTTTTTAATGAAGAGTTTTCCCCTAGAATTGATGAGAGTTTTTCTGTACAACTAAAAGAAGAGGTTGATGATTTAAATTGGCTTTTTAATGAAGAGTTTTCCCCTAGAATTGATGAGAGTTTTTCTATACAATTAGAAAAAACTAAAAGCGATCTAAATGAAGTTTTTAGAAAGGACTTTTATATTCCTAAGAGTCTATCTTTTGATATTGAATTAAGGCGCAGTTTTTTTTCTGTTAATGAAAGTTTTTCCAAGTTTTTTGGTATTGAATCTTTTAATTTATTACTAGATGAATCTAAAAATATTAATGATTCATTATTTGAAGAATACTTCAATTTAAATAGTGATGATAAGATTTTAAATTTAGAGAATATTCAAAGTCTAAAAAAACGAGAAGAGATAGTACAAACGGAACAAGTCGTAAATAATATAATTCAAGCTGAAGATGAGGTTTTAGAAGTTGTTGAAACTGAAAATAATTTAAATTTTTTAGTTGAACTTGATAATTCTAACGTCAAAAATATCAATAAACTTTTTATAGAAACCTTTCCTCAAGATTTAATCGAAAATTTTTCTATTCAATTAAAAAAATCTTATACTGATTTAAATGAAGTATTTAGAAAAGATTTTTATACCCCTAAAAGATTTTGTTTTGGTATTGATTTAAAATACAATAGTTTTAATTTAAATGAAAGCTTTTGTAGGTTCTTTGATATTGAAACTTTCAATTTATTACTAGATGAATCTAAAAATATTAATGATTCATTATTTGAAGAGTATTTTAAAATTGAAAACTTAACCGAAGAGTTGAAGATAGAAGATGCTGTTGATCAAGTAGTAAAAAATTATTTCGAAATTAATTTAGATGAAACTAAAAGTGTAACTGACGTTATATTTGAAGAATATTTTAAACCTTTACAACAATATGACTATAACACTATTCAGAAACTTAGAAAGTCATTAAACAGTAGAAAAATTTTAACTAGAGAAGAAAGAGAAGAATTTTTAAAAAGTGAACCTTTAGTTTCGGATATAGAAGTTGAGAAAAAGAAAAATATTTCATTAGAAGAAAATATTGAAAGTAATACCGAAAAAATAAAAGATAGTTCATTCTACAAAATAATACAAATAAATGATAAAGATTTAGAAGAACCTGTTGAAAATAAAGTTGATGAAGCTTATAAAGAAGAAGTTGATAAGAAAATAATTGATCTTGAAAATAAATATGAAGATTTACTTCAAAAAACTAAAGATGATTATGAATCGAAATTAGGTAAAATGGTCAGCGATTTTTCTGATTTTAGAAATTTTATAAGTCAGCAAGTTACAAGAATGTCTTTTATATCCTCATCTTCAGCTGGTGGTGGAGCTGTGAACATTCTTGATATGGATGATGTTAATAAGGCTGATTTAGGTGACGGTAAATCTTTAGTTTATGATCAGAATACTAAAAAGTTTACTTTTCAAACTTTTGCTACAACTGAATCGCTTAATGTTGAGAATATGAGTGACGTTGATATATCTCAAGTTCAAGATGGTGACGTTTTAGTTTATAACAGTACAACTGGAAAATTTGAAACCGCAAACCTTCAAACAACTAGTGTTGAAGCCTCTCTAAATATTAAGGAAGTAGTTGATTTTGAAATTACAGAATCAAATTTAACTGATACATATTTACAACTTCCCTCAACCCCTGATAATAGATATTATCATTTATCAGAAGTTCAAATTAATGGATTAGTTAATAGCCACTACCCCAATCATTACACTTTTATAGAAGATGATAGAATTGATATAACAAATTTAAATTTGACTACTGGAGATAAGGTTAGAATCGTCTATATAAAATCTTAAAATTTCCACACTTCCCGTTTTATAATATTTTATAAATACAATATATATTCTATTGTAAAAAGGGAGAAAATTGTGTCAATATTAATAATAGGTGGTAGCACTAGAAGAACGACTGTAACAAGCACATCAAGAAGAAGAGGGGTTTCCGGACTAAATTCCAATACTATATTAGGTAGACATTCCCCTGGAGCAGGTTTACAAGAAAAATTAACCCCTCAACAAGCAAGAGAGGTTTTAAACCTTTGGGAAACTGATGATGTATTTTTTAATAGTTTAAGATTATCAAACACTACAAATAATTTGCCTGGAACCATTCAATGGGACGGAACTGATTTTTTAGGATATGACGGTTCTCAATGGAAATCTTTTACGAGCGGAAATTCCGGAGTCGTTGATACTAAAACGATTTCAGCTACATATGATAATAGTACATCTAAAGCAACTTTTACTAGAGATGATGGTACAAATTTTATTCTTGATTTGGGTCAACTAGTTGTAGGTGCTGGAATTAATTTAGACGATTTAGGTATGACTGAAAACGCCTCCCCATCTGGGTCGGGCCACTTAGGTTATGACGAAACAACAGGTCAATTTACATACACTCCGCCAGATTTAAGCAATTTTTTAACTTCAGATGATTTATCTAGCTATTTAACCTCAGAATCCGATCCTACATTTGACGCTCATACGGTATCAGAAATTATAGATGGGGAAGGGTTTCTAAAAAACGATGGATCAGGTAATTGGACATATGATAATACTACATATTTAACTTCAAACGATTTAAACTACTATAGTAATACGGATGTCAATAATTTATTAGGTTCTGGGTCAGCTTTAGATGGTCAAATTCTAAGTTGGAATTCAACTAATCAAAATTATGTTTGGATAAACCCTCCCACAGGAGGTTCTGGAATTAATTTAGATGACTTAGGAGTAACCTCACCCGAACCACAACCATCCGGAGATGGTCACTTAGGATATGACCCTACGACAGGTGAATTTACATATACACCGCCTGATTTAAGTGCATATGTTCTAACAACCAATTTAGACTATTACACAGATTTAGACGTTGATGCTAGATTGGATTCTGATTTAGCTGGTGACGGACAAATTCTTTCTTGGGATGATACAAACTCAAAGTATGTTTGGATT